AAGTGCTAAATATTGCTGAGGTGCATCTGATAAAGCTAAATTTTGTATATCTGGCGTATTAACTCCCTCATCTGTAAAAGTCATTACCATTTTTTTACCTCCTACTCCAGTCATTTTGCGAGTAATAGCGTTCTCTATTATCTGTTGCTCCTCCTCTGTTGGCTGGCCTGAGTTAAAATTAATCCAGGTTGTTGGCGAAAATCCTCCCGTTATATTGTTATAATGGTACTCAGATACTAAACCATCAGTTAAAATCCAGTTAGTAGATGCTGAGTAGCTAGGTGCTCCATACAAATCTAGCCCTGGAGTATAATCTCTTACATATAATAACTGATTTGTAGCCTCTCTATTATAAGGATTAAATGCAGCTATAGGAGTAGGAGCATTTTCTTTACGCCTAGTATTACCCCAGTCTGCAGAAATCCAGTAATCCTCTACTACTCCATTACTATTAGGTACTCCTATCCTTATTTTTTCTACTGGTACATGCGTTATGCTAACTACACTCTGCTTATCCTTACTATAAATTATATTTAAAGCTATAGCACCTTGTAAATATAAGTCTTTACCTAGTTTACTTAATAGCTCCTCTATACTTTCCTTAGAGTTTATATTTTTTAGGAGTAAATTCAGCTTACTAGTAGCCTCTATATCTGCATTATCCTCTATTAATATACCTTTCCCTGCTATCATAGTACTAGCAGCATCAGTAATTGCTCTATGGGTAGCCGAGTTATTATACATAGATATTAAAAACTGAGGATATAAATTTTTATAGGGTGCATCTATACCATAATTAATCCATCCATCTCCATTAGCCTCATAGGCCTTAGGAGTAATAACCTGGCTTAGATATACCTCTCTTAAAGGAGATACATAAGGAGTATTATTAGTAGTTTTTTTAGTCTTTTTAGGTTTAGCCATGATTTGTTATTTAATTTTTAAGGTACATAGATAAAATTATTAGGAGTACCATCTGTTTGTGCTTTAAATTCTACCTCTGTAATACCATCATATATTAAAGCCTTACCAGTTTGTACTAAATCCTTTACAGTTACATTAGTTACATCTAAATTAGTTAGACTACCCTGGTAAAATATCTGATAAGTATAATATCCTTTATCTATTAGCTTTATTTGCTGCAATAATCCATTAGGAGTACCGCTATTAATTACTAGTAAAGGCATTTTAACCATGTTACTATCACTAGGAGAGCCAAATACTGATACATCCATAATCTGTATTACTGTAGCACTCTCTTTAGTAAAGTCATTAGTAAAAACCATTAGCCAACTCCATGCAACTGGAGTAGATGCTAGTGCGGTACTAGGTAAACGCTCAAAAAGATTAGTATATACTACATTACTATGGTTATTATTCCTTAAATATAGCACTATTTAGCCTCTTTTTTATTTGTTTTTTTAGTCTTATTATCTACCTCCTCAAAAAAATCAGCAAATCCTGCCTTAATTACTAGCTTTATCTGCTCCTGGTTTAAAAATTGTAGTACCACTACCTTACCAGCTGGTGCTATACTCATATCTTTATACTCCTCCTTTAACTTATATCTCATCTTATTACAGTTATTAGTTTGTTATAAATATAAAACTCTACTAATTAGTAAAAAAAAGAGGATATAACATAAGCTATACCCTCTAATATTGTTTATATTATCTTTAAATCTACTTAGTATGGTGGGCTAGGGAATACAAAATATGTATTATCAAAAGGCTTAGTAGTAAATGGATAACATGCTCTTAAAGAATTAGGCTCTTGCGACTTAAAAGTTAAATTATAACCATAATTATCTGATAAACTCATACCAGTAGATGCCGTACCATCTACTAGCTCTGCTCCATTAACCTCTCCCATTATCCACTGGTTATTATTATTATCTAATATAAAAATCCTTAACCTACTCTGAGCTATTAATTTTAACTCATCTCTCATAGTATTATCTAGCCTATTGAGTTTTATAACTAAAGTATCCTCATAATAGGTAGTCCCATTTTCAGAGCTTACTAAAATTTCTTCCGATAAAATACCAGTACCTTTAGGTAAATCGTATCTATATGCGGTAATCCAGTTATTATTTAAAATAAATGAGCCATCTGGATAGTATACAGGGCTATAATCATTACCAGCGTACAGTAATATAGAGCGTATACCTCCTATGCTATCCTTACAATCTAATAGCCTACCGGCCGTTAAGTCGCAAGGCATAGATTAGTATGCTGGGCTTACAGTTAAATTAGCTAAATTGTCCCATGGATTAGTAGTATATGCTCCTGCATTACGCATAGGCTCTCTCTCCTGGCTCATTATTGTCAAATCATAAGCATAGGCATCTCCTAAAGCAGTACCAGTATTAGCAGTACCTGCAGTTAGCTCAGCACCTAATACCTCTCCTATACACCATTGATTATTATTATTATCTAATATAAAGCATACCATTCTAGTTTGAGCTATAAGGATTAACTCATTACGCATAGCATTATCTAGTCTATGCAATTTAATAGTTAGTGTATCTTCGTAAAAAACAGTCCCATTTTCGGTGGAAATCGTAATATTTTCTGCGAGGCTACCAGTAGCTTTTGGCAAATCGTATCTAAAGCCAGTAGCTGCAGCTACATTAGTTAATACAGTAGCAGTATAAGTAGGTACATAGTCAGTTAGAGGCATTAATAAAATAGAGCGTATGCCTCCTACACTATCTTTACAGTCTAGTAATCTTCCAGCGGTTAAGTCACAGTGTGATGCCATAATTTTTTATTTATTTTTATTTATTAAAAGTATTTAGGAGGGATTTCACTCCCTCCTTTATAACTTATTTATTATGAGTAAAATACTACATCAGCTCCTACTGCATGGTTAGCAGCTATAGAGAAGTTTCCAGCAATTCTAATATTTTGTGATGCATCTTTATCAGCCATATCTAAAATAGCTAAATTTACAAAGTCACTTATCAAGTCAGTCGCTGCCACCAAGTTAGCTTTTCTAGATGCTATCATAACATCAGCAGACATGCCTGGAGCATGAGCAATTTTAATACCTTCAAAAGTCAAAGGAATTTCAGCAGCATAGTATAAGTTCATGTATCCTAGAGCACTCATAGCTGAGATATAAAAACGAATAGCAGCCGTACCCATATAAATAGTTAAATCCTCTTTACCATAACATGCAGTAGGTATAGCATCTCTTACTTTACCTAGCTCAGCAACAATATTAGTAGCAGATAAAGTAGTTCCTACTACATCTACTACAGTAGCATCAGCTAAAGCAGTAGCCTCTAAATCAGTCCAGATAGTATTTTCTACACTAGCTCCAATACTTTCGCCTAAATACTCCATCATAAAAGCAGTAAAATCTGCATCCATACCTGAGTTAGTTACTCCTGGCGTCATGTTTTGAGCTTGCCAATCTTGCTCTAAATCTCTCTTACATAATTCAAGGTTTAATTTTTTCTTAACTGGAGTAATTACTCTATCAGTAAGAGTTAAAGTACCTGCAGTTGAAAAGCTACAGTCAGTATCAGCACTAATTAAACTAGCACTATCTACTACTGTTAAATTTCTTTTATACTTTACATTTTCTAAAAAAGTGATATTACCCTCTGATAAAGTTAAACCAGATTTGATACATGCACCTAGATAATCTCCAGCTTGCGAGCCAGTGTAATTACCATTTACTGTTGGATTTGCCATAATTTTTTATTTATTTGTTTTTATTTATATTATTTTGTTATATTTCTAAGATTATATCTTACTCTCTCTTTAGCAGTCATCTTTAAAATAGCCTCTCTGCTTTTATTTTGCTCTTTTACTGTAGAGAATTTATTTAATACAATCTCATCAGATGCTGGAGCATTAGATAAAGCCTCTACCTTTTTAGATAGCTCAGTAATCTCTGCTTTATAAGTATCTAAGATACTAGATAACTCAGTAGAGATAACATTAACTAACTCCTCCTGGCTAAATTCGTACTCCTTAGTGCTTTTAACTTTTTTAGGTAATCTATCTGCCTCTTTTTCTAATACTACTTCCTCCTCAGCTACCTCCTCTACTACTTCCTCCTCAGTTTCTGGCTCTACTACTACCTCCTCCTCTACTACTTCTACCATTTCAGATATTACTCCATCCTCTACTACAATAAATCCTCTACCATCCTCTAAAGTATACTCTCCTGGAGCTAATAAAATAGTAGTACCATCCTCTACTAAAATTGATACATCTGCTCCAGCCTCTAGCTCATCAAATGTAGATACAATAATAGTACCATCCTCTAATTTTTCTTGTACTGCCATCTTAACATCTACATCTAGGCCTAGTGCTACTCTTACTCTGTTTTTTAAATCCATTTTAGTATAGTTTTTTGTTATAAATATATAATTAGTTAGCTTATTGTACTTTCAGTATCTTATTACTCCAGTTTAACATAGCAGTACCTCCATAAAGGTTATAGGTAATAGTACCAAAATCTGAGTACTTACCAGTATCAATACTTTTAGTCTTATTTAAAAAGGCATTAATCTTTTTTATATCAGTAATACTTAAATAGCTCCTAGATATTAATTTTTTACCTATATTAATACTCATTTTAGTAGCATTTAATCCTCTCATCTCATCCTCTATAATAGCCCTCTGAGCATTTAGGATAGCTCTACTAGGATAATCTTTATAACTAGCTAACTCTAATATCTCAGATAAAGCAGTTAATATATCCTCATCAGTATCCTCAGAATTTTCTACTTTAGTAGATAAACTAGCTAGCCTATCAATATAAAAACCTTCTATAGAAAATCCGCGTACTTTTTTAGCTAGTATATCCTGCCATACCTCCTCATTTTCTACTTTCATAGATAATACCCAGCTCCCTTTAGGTAAATTTAAGCCGTAAATATTACTCTTATCATTTTTAGTATCCTCTACTATCCAGCTCTCTACTGTAGTTACATCATGTATAGTATCAGTATGCTCTAAAGTAGCGCTACTCTGGTTATTATTCATTAAGTATAATTCTGAGGCTCTTTTAACTGTAGCCTCA